ATCAATTATGTGAGATAGTATGAGCGAGAAGTTTAGATTTGATGAAGATAAGATTCTTAACGAGGCATTGACCTACCTTGAGTCTACTTACGCTGGCCACTACGTTGGTGATCTAGCAGGTAGAGAGCAGAATAATATTCAGACTATTGATGTATGGCAGACTCTTGGGTCTGTTGATACTACGTGTCGGGATACTGCTATCAAGTATTTGATGCGCTATGGTAAGAAGGATGGATACAATAGAAAGGATCTGCTAAAGGCGATCCACTATATTGTTTTGTTATGGTATTTTACGCAACAAGAGGAAAGTGATGTTACACCTAGCGAGTACACATTCACAATCGACGCTAAGTCAGTTTGACTCTGATCAAGTACAACCGAACGCTATTGACCTTCGTGTCGATAAGTTATTTCAATCGTTTAGTCAAGTATTTGTTATTAGTGAAGACGAGAAACAGCATCGCAAGTCTGCTCCTGTAGAACTTGACGATCATGGATGGTGGCGTCTTGATCCAGGTAGTTACGAGATCATTATGGAAGGCACCGTGTCAGTTGGTGACGACGAAGCCGGGTGGGTAATCACTCGTTCAAGTCTAAACCGTAACGGATGCTTTATCACATCCGGTTTGTATGATTCTGGCTATGAAGGTGTAATGGCTGGAGTCCTTCATGTCAACAACGGTCCTATGATGCTCAAGCCCGGCACGCGTGTAGGACAATTCTTATTATTTAAAGCTGAAGCACTGAACCAATATGATGGTGATTACGGTCTCGGTAAACAGCACGACCAAAAGTATGGAGTTTAATTATGGAAGTTGAAGTAGGTGTTGAGGAGTTACGCCAGCGTAAGCTGATGGTATGTACTCCAATGTACGGTGGTATGTGCGCTGGCACGTATACTAAGTCGTCAACGGATCTTGCAACCGTTGCAGCCAAGTATGGGATTGAAGTTCAGTTCTTCTATCTGTTTAACGAGTCACTGATCACACGAGCACGTAACTACTGTGCCGATACATTCATGCGATCTGATTGCACACATATGATCTTCCTCGATAGTGATATCGGGTTCGACTATAACGATGTGATTGCAATGCTTGCCCTGATGGATGATGAGAGCGAGTACGATATTATGTGTGCTCCTTATCCTAAGAAGACAATTGCTTGGGAAAAGATCAAGGATGCGGTGGATCGAGGCTTTGCTGACGACAACCCCAACGAGCTAGACAACTTCGTAGGTGACTTCGTATTCAATCCAGCGGACGGCCGTGGATCGTTTAAGATTAGCGAGCCTGTCGAAGTACTAGAAGGCGGTACTGGTTTCATGATGATTCGCCGCTCAGCTTTCGAGAAGTTTAACGAAGCATATCCGACTCAGCTGTACCTTCCAGATCATGCACGTACCAAGGACTTTGATGGGTCACGTCAGATCATGGCATACTTCGATACTGTTATTGATGAAGATACTAAGCGTTATCTGTCAGAGGACTATATGTTCTGTCAATGGGCACGTAAGGCTGGTATCAAAGTATGGTTGTGTCCTTGGATGCGAACTACTCACATGGGCTCCTACTTCTTCGGAGGATCACTGGGACACCTTGCTCAGATCGGTGCAGCTGCAACTGTTGATGCCGAACAACTCAAGAAGATTCAGCGATGAAGATAACACAACGTACAGGACAAGTTCTCAAGAACTTCTCTACTATCAACCCCACCTTATCTGTAAACAAGGGGAACATGATTCGTACGGTGTCTCAGAATAAGACTGTCCTCGCACAAGCAATGGTGCAGGAAGAGTTTCCACGAGACTTTGCGATCTATGATCTTAGCGAGTTCTTAGGTGTAGTGAGTTTGTTCGATGAGCCAGACTTTAACTTCGACACTTACTACGTATCAATCAGCGACGACAACAAAGCTAGCAGTCAATACTTCTATGCAGACAAGTCCATGGTTACTATACCACCCGACAAAGAAGTATCGCTACCAGACGAACCAATTAAGTTTGCTCTAGGAGACAAGGTACTCAAGCACTAGCTGCAGGCTGCTTCTGTGATGGG